AAAGTACATCCAGGTCGTAGACACAACAATCCAATGGCACACAAAAATGGTAAACCTAGATTAAAACCATTGAATATCACACAATTAACAGCTCTAGTAGATAAAACACAACGTAAGAAAGACAAGGCAAAAATCACGAGAGAAATCGCTCGTAAACAAGCAAGACTAGCAGTATAATTTTTAAAAAAGGAAACAAAAATGGCAACAACACATGAACAAATCGTAGCTTTATACGAAGCATACCTAGCAGAAAACGAAAAATTTGAAGGCAAAGGCGTAGGCGCAGCAGGTACACGTGCTCGTGGCGCATTAGGTGATTTAGGCAAGTTAGCCAAGGCTAGACGTGCAGAAATCCAAGAAAAGAAAAACGCAGCAAAAGCAGCTAAATAACTCTATGTCATATGAATATCCTTGGACATACAACGGAAACGTCTTTAATTCTGAGGATATTCTCGACAACTATGGCTTTATCTACAGAATAACAAACACCACAAATGGCTACGATTACGTAGGCCGCAAATACTTTACTACAGTCAAAAAGAGACCACCTCTAAAAGGCAAGAAAAACAAGCGCAGGGAAACAGTTGAAACTGATTGGAAAGACTACTGGGGCTCAAGTCCTAGATTACAAGCAGACATCGACCAACTAGGCAAGGATAAGTTCACACGCGAGATCATACATTTGTGTAAATCACGTGGCGAAACTAATTACATGGAAGCCTATTACCAATTTACTGAAGGCGTGTTGCTGAGAGAAGACAACTACAACGGCATCATACAGATAAAACTAGGTAAGAATTCCGTTAAAGATTTAAAGTTTACAAAATAGCTAATATCGCAGTTTCGTACTGTGTCATGAGGAGATCCAGCTCGCATAATGGCCGCTGGTGGAACGTGTAGATTAGACTACACACATGACGGCACGGCAATCAATTAGGTGTAAAAACCAAATGATTCAGGCTCTGAAACAACTCAACCTGAGAGCAAAAACATAGTTGGCTAACTACGGCTATGTGAGCTACCGCCAGAAGAATCTAGAGTAGGGGGTACCGGCTGACCGCCTCCGTGTACGTGATTACAATCTCTTTTAGTTAGTGTGCAGGAAGGACTCGGATAAAGTCTCTGTTGCAATTTGCCTGGTATAGGTAAATTGTGACTGAAAGATCTGGATAAAGCAGTTAAGAACTTATCATTAATCAAAGTTAATTCAAAGTTTATAGAGTAGAAAGAAAAGCATGAGCGCAAGCGAAATGCAGATGTCGCAGACATCTTAAAAGAATGGTAGTTTGCTCTTTTTGGTAGTTTCTAGATTGTCTTTGATTATTTCGTTTATGAGTTCGCGTTCAGTTTTGCTGAGCAACATACTATCGTCATAGCTCAATCCACCGCGCATATACCAGCACATTCTTAGGGCATCTTCTTTATAGGCTCTTACCTCTTTGTCCATCTTTTCAATCATCTGGACGATTTCTTCATTGCTTAGAGCTAAGAGCCGACTGCGAAAAAATTTGCGTAATCAAATGTAACATCTGTTTTAAATTCAAATTTACATTCTTCACAGACATTGTCGTAGGGTTTAAGTCCCGCTGCGGCAGCGATGTCTCCTAGTTTTTCTTGGACTTTGCGTATCAATGCACTGCTGGTATTACTGTAGAATTCTTTAATAAATGCTGGGTCAATGACTTTGGTACCATCGCTCATTAATATATATTCTGTGCTGGCCGTTAGGTTATCCATGTTTAGATCAATTAGTTCATCAGTGACTGCTTTTAGATTTGTTTCACGGTCTTCTTGGCTGATTTCATCTTCAGATTTGGCTAACAAATCTAAAATACGCTGTTCTTTGTAAGTCACGCTGTTGGTCTTATTCATAGCAAAATAAGTCTGAGGTCTAAGTTTTATAGTTAAATCAGTATCTGTGATCAGATCATTGAAATTGGGCATGGTGATCTGTTCTAAAGCCGCTGTGAGTTCAATGGTGTGATCATTGACATGTTTGCAACTAGGGCAACTAGTTGATATATTCATGTCGTTACCATAGCTGGCAACACGGATAGCGATCAAACAAGCATCAACGTCTACGCTGGGCATGACCCAAGGATCAAAAATGCTAGGAATACAGCTTTTTATCACTTCTACCACAGCAGATCCATTCATCAGTGCATCTGGTGTGCGTAATAATATTTCATCTTTGGTTGTCATTGGGTAAACTGGTAGTTCACCTGTTGCTGACAGTGTTAGCGCACCTTCTGGCCAGTATTTGCCTTGACTGGGCAACTTCAAAAAGATCGCTGGCTGGCGAAAATGCTTGGCTAAAGGATTAGTTTGATTCATGGTGATTTTTTCCAATAAATATATGATATACTACGTAATATTTAGCACCAATAAAGTGAGCATATAATAAATGGCATTAGATTTAGATCGTTTAGAAGAGATACTTGAGAAGCTGGTAGATAGGTTAGGTGGAATTACCTCATCTGGTGGTAGTGTTGGTGGTACAACGACAGGTGCCGCACCTCAAACTAAAGAAGAAAAAGCTCAGTCTGAAAAAGTAAGAAAACAAAATCAATTATTAGATGATACTGTAAAGAGCCTTAACAAATGGAAGGATTCTATAGAAAAAGGTAGGAAGAAAATTGTTGACATAGGTCCCGCTATTCAGCAACTCACTGAAAACATTGAAGACCTAGATGAATCATTAGTAGACAAGGACGAATACGATAAACTTGTCAAAGAAAGAAATGCTAAAGCATTAGAATATCTATCAGCCAAATACAAAGAAGCTGGAGAGGCATTTGCTAAAGTTGTAGGTAAAACCCTAGTCAGTGGTGTATGGAATGGCACCAAAACTCTAGTACGTGACTTACAAAGTGGCAGCAGCGGAATACAACTAGCATCTGATCTAATGCAAAATGCTTTGGATGCTAATCAATCTGTGTGGACAGGTGTCGCCCAGGGCGGTAAAGAATTAGGCACAGCTCTGATGTTTCTACCAGGGCCGCTCAAAAAGATTGGTGTTGGTTTATCTATAGCATCTGACATACTAGGTACATTTACACAAGCAGTTACAAATGCAGCTAAAGAAGGTGTGCAATTATTAGCCGCAGAAGCAGATAAAACTATCAAAGCATTTAACAATACCGCTGCCGCAGGAGCACTGCTAGGTAAAGGTATGGACGATGTTAGAAAATATGCTACTCGTGCAGGACTAACAGTTGATCAATTTAGTGAAGTAATTAAAAATAACAGTCAAGCCTTAGCAGATAGTGGATTAACTGTAGAAATGGGTGCAAGAGCCGTTGCTGATGTTAGTAGTAGACTGGCTAAAGACACAGGCAAAAGTGGACTAACCTTACAACGTGAAATGTTAAATCTTGGAGTAGGATTCCAAGAACAAGCTGACTTAGTAGCACAGGTTATGGTAGGATATAAACGTGCTGGCATGACTGCTACTAATAAAGAATTAGCTACAGCCACGGTTGAAATGGCTAAGAATACCAAAGCCATGGCAGACATCATGGGTGAAGAAGCCAAGAATCGCCAAGAAGCTGCTAAACAACAGGCCGCACAGTATGCGTTTGCAGCCAAAATAAATGAACTAGCTAAAAAATATGGTGATCCTACACTGCCAATGAAAGTACAGCAATCATTGGCGTTGATGTCTGAATCACAACGTAATGCCGCAATACAAGCTACAGTGTTAAGTGGTGCAGTCACAGACACAGGCGCATTACTTATGGATGGCGGTGATGCGGCTAGAACCTTTGCTGGTAGTTTAGAATCAGGTAAAACATCAATACAAGATTTAACAGCTGGTACTACACGCTTAAATGATAGATTACAGTCTGGAACTGATGAAATGGGTCGTGCGTTAAGCGCATCGGCTATTGCCATTGGAGCAAATACTGACTTAAACAAAGCCTACAGTGATCAATATGCAGATTCATTTAAAGTAAATTCTGCAAACGTAGACAAAGCAATAAAAGACGCTGACAAATTATCAGGCGCACACGGGGGATTACAAGATGAACTCATGGGCGTTGAAGTACAAGCACAAAGTTTAAAAATGGTCATCCAAGATGAACTTACACCTACAATGAAAAAATTTGCCAAGGTAGCTGATGAAGTGCTTGGTGCTGTACATAAAGCCGTGGGCGCAGTCACTGGTCATGGATTTGGTGGTGGTCTAATGCATGTGTTAGGATCAGCAGGCAGTGGAGCATTAACTGGTGGTGAATTTGGCGGAGCCGCTGGTGCTGTTGGTGGATTGGCTGCTGGTGGCGTAGGTGCTGTTCCTGGTGCTATCATTGGAGGTGGCGTAGGCGCTGTTAGTGGAGCAGTGGTAGGTGGTCTTAGCGGTATATATGAAGCTGTCACAGGACAATATGATGCAGGTGGCATAGCATCAGGACCAGTTAGCGGGTTCGCCGCAGAACTACATGGTACAGAAGCAGTAGTTCCGCTACCAGATGGTAAAACTATTCCTGTGGAAACACGTCAGGTTGGCCCAAACATGGATACTAAACTCATGTCAGACATGTTAAATGAGCTTAAAAACGGACATCAATCAACTATCCAAGCGATGAATGAATTGGTACGTCACGCCAAAACTACAGCAAGTTACTCATCACAATTAGTCCAGCTGGCTAGCTAAGACGATAAATACTGTATGATGAAAAATACAGTATTTTATGTTTATCAATATGTAAATGAACAAGGAATTCCTTACTATATTGGTAAAGGTAAAGAAAATCGTATTAGAGAAAAACATAGATATACTACGATTCCGCCTGCTGAACAGCGTATTATTATCAAATCTAATCTAACAGAAGAACAAGCATTTGAATTAGAAAACAAATTAATTAGAAAATATGGTAGAAAGGTTGACGGTGGGCTATTAGATAATATAAAATTAAATCAATGGGCTTGTGCAATAGGATGGAAACACAAACCAGAAACAATTGAAAAAATCAGACAAGGCAATTTAGGCAAAGTAAGAACGGAAGAGCATAAACAAAAATATTCTATAGCAAAACAAAAGATGTCTGAGGAAACTAAACAAAAGATTAGACAGGCCAATTTGGGTAGAAAAGATGATGGTAGAGGTGCTAAGTCAGCATTAAAACTTAAAGGTAAGCCCTGGTCAGAAGCTAGAAGAAACGCTTATTTGAAAAGTAAAGAATTAATAGGAGCCTAACATGGCTGGATGGAAAAAATATTTTAAAGCAGCAAACCCAAATTCTAGTGGTTTAATGAGCCCAATTGGCAACGGTGGTAATTTACCAGATGTCAAATACAGCAACTTTGCCAGCCAATTACCAGAAGTCTACATTGGACATCCAAATCGCACAGAACGATATAACCAATATGAACAGATGGACATGGACAGTGAAGTCAATGCTGCCCTAGACATCCTAGCTGAGTT